GTGCCTGGAGGTGCCGCAGCACTTGCGTGGCGACCTGTTAGACCACATGACCAAGACCTACCCGCAGAAGTGAGTTGCGCAGTTGCGCAGTTGCGTTGTCTTAGGCGCGCAACCGCGCAACTTTTCGACCAAGCCCGCCCCGAGCGGGTTTCTTTTCGCCACCTCGAAAACCCGCTTGCAATATCTGAAGCCCCATGTTATAAGGCTCGCCATTCGATAGTTATTCTCTATCGTTAACCGCCCTCCGATAGCGTGGGCACCTTTTGAAAGACCCCATGCCCACCATTCACGAAATCCGCGAAGCACGCGCTGCAAAAGTTGCCGAGGCCCGTGCCTTGCTGGCCAGCTCGCCCACCCTCACGCCCGAAGGCAAGGCGAAATTCGACGCCCTGAAAAGCGAGATCACCGCCCTGGAAGGCGATGAGCAGCGGGCGCAGTTCGTGGAGGACCTCGAGCGCCGCTCGCTGGGTGCGCAGCCCGTGGACCGCAGCCGCGCCGATATGGAGGGCCGCATCAACGTCCTGGACGCCATCGGCGCGCAAATTGAGCAGCGCAGCGTGAGCGGCGCACTGGCTGAGTTCCAAGCGGAAGCCAAGCGCCAGGGCCTGACTGCCCGCAATGGCGGCATCCTGGTGCCCAGCTCGATCTTCGAAAAGCGCGCCACCATGACCACGACCACCGCCGCCGCCGTGGCACCAGACGACTACCGGGCCGATCAATTCATCGGCCTATTGCGAAACTCGCTGATCGTGCGTCAACTGGGTGCCCGCGTGCTGACTGGCCTAAAGGGCGATGCTGTGTTGCCGAAAGCAACCGGCTCTTCAAGTGCCTTTTGGATCAACGAGGGCGACGCCCTGACCGAGAGCAACACCACCTATGGCTCGATCAAGCTGGAACCCAAGACCGTGGGCGCACTGACCGCGTTTTCCCGTCAGCTCGCACTGCAAAGCAACCCAGCGATTGAGCAACTGCTGCGCGATGACATCGCCAACGTAGTGGGCCAGGCCGTGGACAAAGCCCTGTTGCATGGCACCGCCGCCGCAAAGCAGCCGGTGGGCATCCTGAACGTGGTCGGTGTTCAAACCGCATCACTGGCCACCCTGACCTGGGCCGCGCTGGTGGCCATGCTGGAAAAGCTGGCCCTGGAAAACCTGGTGCCCAACGCCATCCTGACCCATTCCAAAGCTGCCACCAAGCTGCAAACCACGCTCAAAAACGCCGCCAACGGTGCCGAGTATCTGTTGCAAGCGGGCCGGGTGGCGGACGTGCCCGCTTACGTGACAAACCAGCTCGACGAGAAGGCCGGAAGCCCTGCCAAGGGCCGCGTGATCGCTGGCGACTTTTCGCAAATCGTGATCGGCGAATGGGGTGCCACCGAAATTCTGGCAAACCCATACGCCGCCGGGTACTACGAAAAGGGTGACGTGCAACTGCGCATCATGCACAGCATGGACGCCGTGGTCCGCCATCCCAAGGCGTTCGTGGTGGCTGACGATCTGGCGATCTGACCCATGAGCGCGCCAGACATTGAGCGCCGTGCCAACGGCACGCTGGCCAGCAACGGCAAGACGCTACACGGCATCGCCGCCGTGTTCAACAGCGAGACCAACCTGGGCACATTTTCCGAAGTGATCCGCCCGGGTTGCTTTGCAAAATCGCTGGCCACGGGTGCCAATGTCCGCGCCCTGTACCACCACGACAGCCACGCCCTGCTGGGCACCACCCGGGGTGGCACGCTGCAACTTCGGGAAACGCCGCAAGGGCTGGCTTTCGAGCTGGCCCTGCCCGACACCACCCATGGCCGCGATCTGGCCATCCTGGTGGATCGTGGCGACGTTGCCGGGTGTTCCTTCGGGTTCAAGGTGCCCGAAGGTGGCGACCGCTGGGAGGAGCGCGGTTCGACCATGGTTCGTGAGCTGCTGACGGTTGACCTGGTGGAAATCACACTGACGGCTGACCCGGCCTACGCCGATACCACCGTGGCACTGCGCAGCAAGCCCAAGACCATCAAGGTGCACGGCGACTGCAATCTGATGTGGCTGGAGTTGTCCTGATGACCGGCCTACTCACGCGCGTCAGGACCGCCCTCGGCCTGGAGCAGCGCGCAACCCTGGGTGTGAACGGCTGGCCCATCGTGGCCGGTGCCACCAGCGTGACGCCCACCAGTGCGCAATCTGTGGCCGCTTGTTACGCCGCCGTGAGCCTGATTTCTGAGGCCATCGGCTCGCTGCCCTTGCGCCTGTATCGGCGTGGCGACAACGGTGACCGCGTGGTGGCAGACGCCCACCCATTGCACGCGGTGTTGCACCGCAGCCCGAACGATTTGCAAAGCCCGACCGAGTTCTGGGAATGGTGCGTGGCGTCCATGCTGCTGACCGGCAACAGCTACAGCCGGATCACACGCGGTGCCGATGGCCAGGTGCGCAGCCTTGACCCTCTGCCACCTGAGCGCGTGACGCTACTGCGCACGGGCGACCGCATCGCCGGTTACGAATACCGGGACGCCGATGGTGTTCTGTCTCGCATGTTGCCGGGTGAAGTTTTCCACCTTCGCAACCGCGCCGGTACTGACCCGCTGATCGGTGTCAGTCCGATTCAAGCCGCGCGCGCCGTAATCGAGCTGGCCCGCTCCGAAGCGCAGCATGGGCAAAGCATGATGACCAACGGCACAAGGGCAAGCGGCATCCTGTCACTGCCTGGTTTGCTGAAAGCCGAGCAGCGCGCAAGCATCGCCGCATCGTGGCAAACGCAATATGCAGGCGGCGCGAATGCAGGCCGTGTGCCCATCCTTGAAGGTGGAACCAGCTTCACGCCCATATCGTTGTCGGCATCCGATGCGCAGTTCATCGAATCACGCCAGTTCAGCGTGCAAGAAGTGGCCCGGATTTTCAAGGTGCCGCCCGTCCTGCTGGGTGACCTGAGCCATGCGAATTTCAGCAACAGCTCCGAGATGAACCGCTGGTTCGCCACGCACACGCTGGGACGCCACGTGAGCGCGATAGAGCAGGCGATCAACCGCCAGTTGCTCACGCCAGCCGCCGCCAGGACGCTGTATGCCGAGGCCAGCATGGAGGGCCTGTTGCGTGGCGCATCAACCGAGCGCGCCGCGTTCTACACCGCCGCCATCGCATCGGGCTGGATGCTGCCATCCGAAGCCCGCAAGCTGGAAAACCTGCCTGCAGTGGAAGGCCTGGACGACAAGCCGACCGAGGCCGCGCCCGCACCGTTTGGCGACTACCCGAGCAAGCAATGAAAGCAAACCGCACAGGACGCGACGCAGACCCGCGCCGCACCATACCCCTGCAAAGCGCGCAATGGCAGCGCCTACGGGCGTCTGTGCTGGCCAGCGAGCCACTGTGTCGGCATTGCACCAGCGAGGGCCGCACCGTGGCGGCAACCGACGTTGACCACGCCGATGGCAACCCCGGCAACAACAGCCCGGAAAACCACCAGCCGCTGTGCCACGAATGCCACTCACGCAAGACCGCACGCGACCACGGCAAGACGGTGCGCATGGGATGCGACACCGATGGAATACCGCTTGATCCGCGCAGCCCGTGGGCGACGGTGTGCCGACTGTTGCAGCGCCCGGAAATCGCCAGGGACTGATCGGCCTAGACCGACCGTTTAACTTCGCTCTAACGCTCACTGCCTAAAAAAGAGGCACATATGAACAAGTCCCGCCGCCCGAAGTCTGACACCGCAGCCTATGCCGCTACAGCGCACCAGAACGCCGCCCAAGCGCCTATCGAGCCGCCTGCTTACGTGACGCTGCCCGAGGCGTGTAAGCCCTTCTGGGACGCGATTGTCACCAGCCGCGCCCGTGACACCTGGACGGCATCGGATCTGGTGATCGCGGCAAACATGGCCAAGGTGCAACACGCGCTCGAATCGGCCATGGTGGGCAGTGACGAACATGCAAAGCTGACCCGGCTTGCCCTTGCCCTGAGCCGCAGTTTGTCGGTGCATACGACCGCAACCGCAGGCCGCGCCGCTGACCTGGTGGGCGCATCAACGGCTGAGCGCAAAGCACGCAACGACACCGACAGCGACTTGATCCCGAGGCTTCGGGCCGTATGACCCGCGCCGAGCGAATCATCCGATTCGTGGAAGAGTTTCTCCGCGTGCCCGAGGGCAAGGACGTTGGTAAGCCCATCGTGCTGGCGGATTTTCAAAAGCGTTTTTTGATCGACGTTTTCGACAATCCGAACGGCACGCGCCGCGCCATCCTGAGCATGGGCCGCAAGGGGGGAAAAACTGCGCTGATCGCCGCGATATTGGCCGCGTTTGTGGTTGGCCCTGAGGCTCGCCAGAATGCCGTGCTGGTGTCTGGTGCGCTCAGTCGGGAACAGGCCGCGCTGGTGTTTCGCCTGTGCTGCCTGATGCTGCAACAAAGCCCGGAATTGGCGCCGCTTATCCGCATCATCCCGAGCGGCAAGCGGATCATCGGCCTGCCCATGGGGACAGAGTTTCGAGCCATGAGTGCCGAGGCAAAGACAGCCATGGGCGCGAGTCCCCTGCTGATCATCGGTGACGAATGGGGCCAGGTGCGAGGCCCGCAAAGCGACTTCATCGACTCGCTGCTGACTTCGCAAGGTGCCCACGAAAACCCGCTGCAAATCATCATCTCGACGCAAGCGGCAAGCGATGCGGACTGGCTCAGTGTGCAGATTGATGACGCCCAACGCAGCCAGGACAAGCGCATTGTTTGCCACCTGTACGCCGCGCCGGCCGGCTGCGATCTGATGGACGAAAGCGCATGGCGAGCGGCAAACCCGGCACTCGGATTGTTTCGCAGTGAGGACGATCTACGCGAGCAGATGACGCAAGCGCAGCGTATGCCCAGCATGGAAAACAGCGCCCGCAACTTGCTGCTAAACCAGCGTGTGAGCACCGACAGCCCATTCGTATCGCCTGACGTCTGGCGGGCCTGTGGCGGGCCTGTACAGCCCTTTGATGGGCCGGTGTGGGCAGGGCTCGATCTGAGTGCCAGGCTCGATTTAACCGCGCTGGTTCTGGTGGGCCAGGTTGATGACGTCTGGCAAGTGGTGCCGTATTTCTGGACGCCGGAACAGGGCCTTGCTGATCGCGCTCGCCGTGACCGTGCCCCCTATGACGTGTGGCACCGCCAGGGCCTGCTACGGACAACACCCGGCGCATCGGTGGACTACAGCTTTGTCGCCCGCGAAATGCTGGAAATTTTCGATGGCCTGGACGTGGTGCAAGTGGCCTTCGACCGCTGGCGCATTGCCGAGCTGAAACGCGAATTCGACCGCCTGGGGGCCGATGTGCCGCTGGAGGAATGGGGCCAGGGTTTCGCCAGCATGGCCGGTGCCCTGGACGCGCTGGAAGCCGAGTTGCTGAATGGCCGCATCCGGCACGGTGGGCACCCGGTGTTGCAGATGTGCGCAGCAAACGCCGTTGTCGTGAAAGACCCGGCGGGCAACCGCAAGCTCGATAAGAGCCGCGCCACGGGCCGCATTGACGGAATGCAGGCGCTGGCCATGGCCATGGGTGCCGCCGCGAAGGCGACCGAGGAGCAAGCCTTCGATTTGGACAGTTTCACGTTTGTTTGAGATTCCCCCAGCCGGTGGGGTGCCGCAAGGCGTTGACCGGATGTGCGTTAGTCGGTCGAGTGGCACATCATGAAATAACCCCGACAGCCAGCGACAGGCTCCCACGGCCCGCGGGCCCTGCCTTTCACCTGGGCGCTGGCACCTTTTTCGTTAGCCGCGTTAGCCGCGGTTAGCCGGATTAGCCATTAGCCACCACCACAGGGCCATGGTGGAAGGCGCGTTTTTTTCACTCAGATAGACAACTTCTATCAGGCACGATTCATGCGGGTTGCATATTTCGTGCCATGCCATTTT